AAAAATATTATGTCGCCTAATAATAATTTTCCTGTAAAATGTTATAAAGGAAACAATTATAATGAAATGCATATAATAAGTGTATAATAATGGATTTTTCAAATATATTTATTATGGATGAAAGAAATCTATAATAAAGTTTTGGAAGCGGTCGCAATTGATCCCCGTTTAGACACAGGTATTTTTGATGTATTAAACAATGATCATTTGTCTGTTTTTCGTGAATATCTAGTAAAAGAAGGTATTTCTGAAGATACCGCTATTGCTGCCAGCAACAAACTGGCAGAAGCGGGTAGATTTCCAGAGCGACAAGCTTATAACAAAGATGGTTTGTTGGTAACATTTCCTTCACCAGAACACAAACAACGCGCAATTGCTAGAGGAACTCATTTTGAGAGAAATCCAAAATCAGCACAAGTAAATATTTTTGGTGCTGAAACACAACCTCAACAACCGGCACAACCAGCACCAGCACAACAAACAGTTGCTCCTACAACTATTGCAAAACCTGCTGCACCCACACAAGCACCCGTTAAACAGTCAGTTGCTACAACGCAATCTGCGGATGTTACTCCTGTAAATGCCGATAATCGCACACCAGAAGAAAGAGCGGCAGACGCAAATGCGGTGGAAAAAATGTTAAAGACTGAAGGAAAGTCATATACTTTGTCCGAAGCAATTGCATTTGGATTCTACTCAAAGAACAATATATGGTATACATCGGATGGTGAAAAAGTTGGTCGCTTGTGGTATGTGGCAGATCGCAAACAACAAATTATATTGCCATGTTAACGAGAGAAAAACAACTTTTATGCACATTTACGAATAATGGAGATTATTCGTTATTACTCTCTAAAATTTCAAATTTTTATACAATTTTAGAACATAAACTTTTTATTTTTGCAAATGTAACAAATTTGAAAGAATATTATCTTACATACAATGTTGACTGTAGAAATACAACGGTCGGCAAATTTCCAAACACCATTAGTATACATCGCAAGAAAATGTATAATACATTGTATACTTTAAATGGAATGAATAGACTCATTACAGACGAAAACAACGGAGTATTTGATAAAACATATCAACTCAATTGGGAATTATACAGAAACTCATTGATTTTGACTACGGATATCGGCGTCAAAGTGGTTGGTCTCAAGTTGGTAGACATTGTTACGATGTGACTTTTTATAGTTTTCATTAGTTTTTATACAAAAAAATTTCTTGTGGTTTTTGAAAATCACTCTATACTTATACGTGTATTAAATGATGCACTGTCTCTAGTGAGACGATTATTATCTAATACACACTTAACAATTAATAAATTAAAAATTATGGCATTACCATCAAATAAAATTAAGAGTATTCTTAACTCTATTCAAAACGTTAACAACAAAACTTCTTCTGTTTGGAAGCCTGAACCCGGAATCCACAACATTCGTATTGTTCCTTACAAGTTCAACCCTGATCAATTCAGCTTTATTGAGTTGAAGTTCCATTATGGCTTGAAGGTCAAGGATGCAACCGGTAAGATTGTAGAACGTACTTTCTTGTCTCCAGACTCCTTTAATCGTCCCGATCCTATTGTCGAATTTGCAAATAGATTGCAAAAGACTGGTGATAAGGAAGATTGGAAGCGTGGTCGCAATTTGCTTCCAAAGCAACGTACCTATGCACCTATTTTGGTTCGTGGTAAAGAAAATGAAGGAATCAAGTTTTGGGGATTCGGCAAGACTGTGTATGAAACAATCTTGAAGGCATGTGACGAAGAAGTATTCGGTGATATTAGTGATCCAACAACTGGACATGATATTATTGTTGAATACAAGGAGGCTGGACCTAGTGCTGGTGGAAAGAATTTTCCAACAACAACAATTACTGTGAAGGGTAAGGCAACTCCTGCAATCGACGAGCCGCGTAAGCACATCTTGGACTTCCAGAAGAATATTTTGGAATTGTTTCCAGAACCTACTTACGACCAGTTGTATAACATCATGACTGAAATGTTGTCTGCTGGTACTACGGAAGAATCTACGGATGATACCGTAGTAGAACCAACTGATGATGCTATTGCAGCAAATACTTCTCCAACTGCTGCATCGGCACAAAGTAACACTCCAAGTGTAAACGATCAATTCGATAAGTTATTTGGAAAGAAATAAATTAAATTGATAAACATAGGATGATGACATATAATGTCATCATCCTTTTTTAGTATGTACGTAATGAAGGAAAAAATAAACATTTATAAACTATATGGCAAAAACAAGTAAAAACACAAACGAATCTGAAGATTCAAAGAAGAAAAGCACAAAATCTGTTAGTAAGAACGATTCTCTATTAGCAAATTTAGCAGCGGAATTAAATAAAAATAACAAAGAAGGTGGCAAAATTGCATACTTTCTTGATGAGCAAGATGATCCATCTACAATCAGTGATTGGATTAGCACCGGTTCAAGTTTATTGGATCTTGCAATTAGTAATCGACCAAATGGTGGATTGCCAGTTGGACGAATGGTCGAATTTAACGGCTTAGAAGGAACCGGAAAAAGTTTGGTGAGCGCACACATTGTAGCGAATACACAAAAGAAAGGCGGCAAAGCAATCTTTATTGACACAGAAAATGCTGCCGCACCTGACTTTTGGAAGAGCTTGGGTGTAGATTTGTCAAATCTATTGTATATTCAACGTGAAACAGTAGAAGATATTTTTACCACAATGGAGCAAGCAATCGCATATATTCGTAAAGATCAACCCGATGCATTGTTAACAATTATTGTTGATAGTGTAGCGGCAGCATCTACAAAAGCTGAGATGGAAAGTGATCATGGTAAAGACGGATATGCCACGGGTAAAGCAATTATTATTAGTAAAGCACTTCGTAAAATTACTAGTATGATTGGTCGTCAAAAAGTATTGATTGTATTCACAAATCAATTGCGTCAAAATTTAAATGCAAGTCCTTTTGGTGATCAATATACAGTTAGCGGTGGCAAAGGATTGCCTTACCATTGCAGTGTTCGTGTACGACTAAACAACGCAGGTCAATTAAAGTTACCAGACAAGACTGTTATTGGCAATGAATGTAAAGCTGTGGTTGTAAAGAATCGTATGGGACCACCACAACGTCATGTATTTTTCAATATTTATTTTGATAGCGGTATTGCTGATTATGCAAGCTGGTTAGAAGTATTGAAAGAAAAAGCTTATGTTAAACCAGCCGGTAGTGCTGGATTAAAATATGTCGCATTGAACGGCGACGAAGTTGTATTTAAATCTGAAAGTTTCATCAAGCTTTTGGATGAACGCCCAGAGTTTAAAACCGAAATGTATAATCGTATTTGTGATGCAGTAATCATGCAATATAAAAATGCAAATAGCACTATTATTGATTCATCCGCAAATGCTGATGAAGATGCGGAAATGATTGCTGACGAATCCGATATTGATCATTCAGAAGAAAACAATTAATTATATGGACCCAATCACATCAGAAGATCGTAAAAAATTATTTTCTATGTTTCAAAACATGGAATTAAACACCAAGCCTGTTGAACGTATGTTGAACAGTGAAGTTCTTTTGGTGGATGGGTTGAATTGTTTCTTTCGTTCATTTATGGCTGTGCCAAGTCTAAATGACAATGGATTACACGTTGGAGGCATAGCTGGCTTTTTACAAAGTATTGGTTATGCCTCCAAACTTTTAAATCCAACTCGTATTGTCATTGTTTTTGATGGCAGCGGTGGCAGTATGAAGCGCAGAAAAATATTTCCAGAATATAAGGAGCGCAGAAAAACTAATTTAAAGTATAATAGAAGTTATGAGGAATTGACGACCGATGAACAAGAAGATAGAAATATTCAATCACAATTATTGCGACTGATTGGATATCTTGATGCATTGCCTGTGACTGTGATGAGTGTTGATCATGTAGAAGCAGATGACACCATTGCATACGCGGCAAATGAATATTTTAAAGATAGCAATAAAGTATATATCATGAGCACAGACAAGGATTATTTACAATTGGTCAATGAAAAGATCAATGTATGGAGTCCAACCAAAAAGAAACTTTATGGATGTGCAGAAATTTTATTGGAGTATGGAATTAGTTGTGAAAACTTTCTAAATTACAGAATACTTAGTGGTGATGAAAGTGACAATATTGATGGAATACAAGGCAGTGGATTAAAAACTGTATTAAAGTGTTTTCCACAATTTGCAGAGCATACACAAATGTCATTGGAGCAAATATATACACATTGCGAACAGAACAAAAAGAAATATAAACTATATTCTTCTATTTTAGAAAACAAGAGCATTGTTGAAAGAAACTATGCACTGATGCAATTGAAAGATACACAATTGCAATCATTTACACAATTACGTGTTAATGAGATACTTAATAAACCTATTGGAATATTAAATAGAATGCGTTTTAGCAAATTGATTGCAGAAGATAGAATGTGGAACAATATAAAAAATCATCATACTTGGTTATCGGATACATTCGGTCGATTGATCGTCTCCTAACTTTCAGAATATAATAAGTTGCGGAACTGAAAAACATCGTCTATAGTGGACACTCGCTTAGAAAAGTTGGTAGAAACTATAACACATATTATATGCAAGTAATCGATAACCTAAAAAAGTTCGGACCTGAATTTCAACTTAAGTGCATCAGCGGCTTAATTAGTGATAAACCATTCATGGAGCGTATCAACGACATTGTTGATCCTCTTAGTTTTGAAAGTGATGCCAATCAGTGGATTGTTAAGACTGCCCTCAAATATTTTTTGAAGTTCAAGGAACTGCCTACATTGACTGCGTTTCAAGTTGAACTTGATGCGGTTGAACAGGAAGAATTAAAGAATCAAGTTGTAACACAGTTGCGGTTGGTTTTCAACAAAATCACTGATAGTGATTTGATGTATGTCAAAGAGCAATTTTTAGAGTTCTGTCGAAATCAGACTTTGAAGAATGCAATCATGGAAAGTGTTGATCATTTGCAGCGCGGTCATTACGAAAAGATTAAAAGCGTTGTTGATCATGCCATGAAAGCTGGTATGGAGCGCAATATCGGTCATGATTATATGACAGATGTTGACAAGCGAATGAGTGTGATGTCTCGAAATACTATTTCTACCAAATGGCAAGTTGTGGATCAAATCATGGATGGTGGTCTAGCTGCTGGTGAAATGGGTATTGTAACCGCATGCGCTGGATCTGGTAAGAGTTGGGTCTTGGCTAAACTTGGTGCCGAGGCTATGAGACAGGGTAAAAATGTTTTGCATTTTACTCTTGAATTGAATGAAAATTATGTTGGTTTGCGTTATGACGCGTGTTTCACCGGTATTGATTTTCAAAACATTCGCAACAATATCGGTATTGTAAAGGATCGTATTGCCAATGTTCCCGGCAAATTGATCATTAAGTATTTTCCAATTAAAACTGTTAGTGCTCACAATTTGAAAGCACATGCAGAGAGATTGGCAATGTTGGGTACAAAGATTGATATGATGGTAGTCGATTATGCAGATATTCTACGTCCATTTCAATCTGATCGTAATGCAAACAGCTATAGCGAAGCAGGTGGTATTTATGAAGAACTACGTGCTGTTGCGGGAGAATTGCAAATTCCTATTTGGACTGCTTCACAAAGCAATCGTGCCGGTATGGAAGAAGACGTATTAACCGCAATGAATATTAGCGATAGCTATCGTAAAATCATGACGGCAGATTTCGTATTATCTGTAAGTCGCAAGACTCAGGATAAGCAAGCCAATACTGCTCGTTTTCATATCATTAAAAATCGTTTCGGTCCAGATGGATTGACTTTTCCTGCTCGTATGAACGCTGGTTGTGGAGATATTCAATTGTTTGACGAAGGTAGCCGCGAAGGTGCTGCATTGATTAATGAAATGAATCAAAGCGAAAATATTGTGAAGAAAATGATGAAAAGTAAGTGGGACGAACACATGGGTCGCAATCGTGAAGACGACGGAGACAACTAATCCATAG